TATAATTGGCTGGCTAAGGTTTACAAGAAGGAAGGTAAGGAACTTGGAAACATGGCTAAAGGAAAAAGAATGTTGGCTCAGTTTAGAGCTGAATCTGGGATATCTAAGAATCACTTGGCGTATTTATGTAAGGAGTTCTTAAATGATGAGGAAGCCTACAAGTGGTCGCAAAAACTAGAATATCTCTTTTTTAAGGCACCATCTGCGTATAGTACAAGGTTTGATTTAGGTGAATCAAAATTGTATCAGTATTACTTAAAAAATAAAGAACTATTTGATAACAAATTCAAAAGCATAGATAATGGAAATTAAGCAAATAAACTCACTTGTTAAGGATGCCTTTGTTGAACTAAAAAAGTTTCAATCTGGGGAGAAACAATTAGTTAAAACTGGTTATGAATGTATTGATTCTCACATTGGAGGATTACTTAATGGTGATATATTGCTGATTAGTGCTTTGAGTGGTCATGGTAAGAGTGAGATGCTCTTTAGGATGAAAAAGAATATCCTTGATTTGAATATCAATAGAGATGCAGACGAGTATATATTTTTGGATATATCCCTAGAGATGAAGGTATTTAATATAGTTCTTAGGGGTATACACAGAGAAATGGATAAGACTAAAAAGCAGATACTATTTGAGGAATTTAATGATGATGAAAAGGCTATTGCTAAAGAGTGCTATGAATCAATGAAGGATGAGCGACAATACATAAGTCAATCTCCTACAAGCCCAGACCAATTCTACAAAGAGAGTAAGAAGTTCTTAGAACAGATGTCAGATAAGAAGGCAGTATTTATAGCCATTGACCACGTTTTACTAATCTCTGGTGGAGATAAGAAAAAAGCACTAGAAGATGTAGTTGAATATATGAATAGGCTTAAATTAGACTTTGATAATGTATACTTCATAATGTTATCACAAATGAACAGAAGTATCATGGGTAGAATATCCGAGAAAAACAATGCATCAATACCCAACCCAGGAGACCTATACGGATCCGAATTTATGACACAGATAACATCATACTCAATTGCTTTATTTAATCCATACAAGGTGGGTATAGATGAATATATGAAGGTTAGTACTAGTCGTTATGAATACCTTTCGGACCACTTTATAGTAGAGAAGGATAAAAAAGCAAGTTTTGATACAATAGGTAAGTTATTCTACCATGTATTAAAAGTTAGAGAGGGCGAGGCTGTTTTCAAAGATTTATTTATAGAGGAAATGGATATAGATAATGAGACCCTCAATAAATTAAGGCAAGAGAAAAAAGATAACGATGTATCCAATTCTGTAGTAGATGATGAAGATGTTGATATACCAGTATTTAATAGTGCTGCTATTACTGGGAGTAGAGGTGTAGAATTTAATTGATTGTGTATGGATTTGAATAAGGTAATAGTGTTTGATATTGAGACCAATGGTATGTTAGAGGATTTGGATAGGTTACATGTTATGTCTATTGGTTACGTATCTGATAATGGTAAGTGGTCTATTGAGTCTATGAACGATAAAGATAGAATTAAATCATTCTTTGAGAATCCTAATAATGTTATGTTGGGTCATAATATTATTATGTATGATATACCTGCTATTGAGAAGCTTTATCCTGGGGTTGATATCAAATGTGAGATTATTGACACTTTGCCGATTTCTTGGTATCTATATAATGAGAGGCTTAAACACTCATTGGAGAGTTGGGGCGAAACATTTTCTACCTCTGAAACAAAGAAGGTTGCTATTGACGATTGGGAGAATCTGTCTTATGAAGATTATGTAGAGCGTTGTGAGGGGGATATAAGAATCAACACAAATCTTTGGGTAAAATCTTTAAAATTATTTAGGAGTCTATATGATTCAGATGAAGAGATTGTAAGTGTTATAAAATATTTGAACTTCAAAACTAAATGTTTGAAATTGCAAAATGATAATCCACTAAGAATTAATGTAGATCAGGCAAAAAAGAACCTAGAATATCTCAATGGAATAATAGAAGAGAAGAAAGAAGAGCTAATGAAGATAATGCCAAAAATACCAAAGTATAGATTAGTGTCCAAACCAAAGAAAGGTTTATATAAAAAAGATGGAAGTTTATCTGTGGCTGGTGAAAAATGGCTTACATACTTAGATGGCTGTGGTTTACCTCAAGATTATGATGGTGAGATAAAGATACTTCATAGTGAAGAAGAACCAAATCCTGCATCAACTCTTCAAATAAAAGATTTTTTAGTTAGCAAGGGGTGGAAACCAAAAATATTTAAAGATGGTGCTAATGGTAAAGTGGCACAGCTAAGAGATGATAACAAAAATCTATGTAAGAGTATTTATAAGTTAATTGAGAAATACCCAGAGTTGGAGGCCTTGGATGGGCTATCTGTTGCTCAACATAGATATGGTATACTAAAGGGTATAGTTGAAAGTGTTGATGAGAATGGTTATGCTCCGGCACAGGCAAATGGGTTTACAAAAACATTTAGACTAAAACATAAAAAACCTTTTGTAAATCTTCCAAAACCAACTCAGCAATATGGTGAATTGATAAGGTCGGTTATAATCGCTCCAGAGGGCTATTCTGTCATTGGTAGTGATGTTGGTTCGCTAGAAGATAAAACAAAGCAAATAGCCATTTATTCTTACGATAAAGAGTATGTAGAACAGATGAACACAAAAGGCTTCGATGCTCACTTAGATATTGGACTAAGTGCTAATATGTTTAATGAATCAGAGGTTGAATTCTTCAAGTGGTATAAGTCTTGGGAAAAAGAAAAAGATGAGAGTACTATCCCAGAAAAATACAAAAATGCAACATTGTTGCAAATGGAAGAATTGTATGGTAAACTTTCTAAAAAGAGGCATGTAGCCAAAACTATTAATTACTCATGCACGTATGGCGCAGGGGCAGTTAAGGTTTCTGAATCAGCCAAGATTCCTGTAAAAGAAGCTGAGGGTATTATTGATGCATATTGGAAAAGGAATTGGTCTGTAAAGCAGTATGCTGAAGATAGAAAGGTTAAGAATGTAGATGGTAAAGATTGGGTGTATAATCCTTACAGTAGATTATGGCTGTATCTAACATCTGATCATATCAAATTCTCAGCGTGTAACCAAAATAGTGGTGCTAAATTCTTTGATACATGGGTTTACTTTATGACACAATATGGAATAATCCCCTCTGCTCAATTTCATGATGAGGTGCTTTTATATGTAAAAAATGGTGAAGAGGGTATGGTAAAAGATAATCTTCATAAAGCCATGGAGAAGGTGAACAAGGCCTATGAACTGCCTATAATACTAGAGGTTGATGTATTAGTAGGAGCCAACTACGCAGAAGTTCACTAAAATATTGGAATATTTAAAATAATTTAATATCTTTGTCAAATGGATATAAAGAAGCTTGCAAAATCTTACATAAAGAATGGATTCTCTGTAATCCCTTGTGGAGAGAACAAAACACCAATCATACCTAATTGGGGTAAATATCAAATATCCCCAATGGATGTAAATGATGTCGATAAGAATTTTAGAAACGCTAGATATATAGGTGTGCTTACGGGTGGTAAGTCTAGGCTATTCTGTTTAGATTTTGATTTGAAATATGATTTAGCAAATGACTTGTGGGAGAGATATAAAAACTCTGTACCAAATTCTATATTAAAAAAGGCTTATATACAGAAGACTAAGAATAGTGGATATCATATGGTATTTATAGCACCGGAAAGTAGATTGTTTGGGAACCAGAAGTTTGCATCTAGGGTAACAACTGAATACGAGAAGCATGAGACCTATATGCATGCTTTTAATAATCCAGATACTAGAGCAAAAGCTTTGAAAATAGCAGGAAATGATAAATCTAGAGTTCTTATAGAATCTAGGTCAGGAACAAGTAAAGCTTGTGGTGGATACTTTATTGTAGCTCCATCACCAGGATATGAACATGTTTATGGGAAAATGCAAGAAATATCTGAGTCAGATTATGATGTTCTTGTAGAAGTGGCAAGATCTTTTAATGATGTATCGTTGGAAGAGCAAGGTTATAAAGTCTATGATACCCCCGACAAATGGGATGTATCTCCTTTCGAACACTTTAACGAACAAGGAGACTCGCTTGAAATTCTTATTTCAAATGGGTGGGAAATTGTTAGTGAAAGTGATAAATCAGCTAGGCTTAGAAGAGCGGGCCACACTCACTCTAAGTCTTCGGCATTATACGATAAGAGTACTAAGATATTTAATTGTTTTAGTACATCTACTTCGTTTGAGGTTGATAGGGGATATAACCCAACGGGGGTTTTCATTGAAGTTGAATGTGATGGAAATGCAAAAGATGCGTATGGAAAATTAATAGAACTCGGATGGGGGATTAAAAAATAAATTATGGAATTAGATATAGCAATACAAGATTTTATTGATTCTACTTATATTACTACAAAGAATCAATTACAACATGTTAGGAATAATGATTGGACTAGTGAATCATTAAGGGTAAAGGATAGAGAGAAGCAACATGACTTACAGGTTTTGTTAACAGAGACAAATCTAGCTAATGCAAAGAGTTTATATGATATATGTAATAAAGATGTATCACATAAGACTGTTAAGGCAGTTATGAAGGATTTCTTAGAGTTTTTCCGCATTTATAAAATTAGGGGAGAAAAGTATCTTAGGTCTTATGATTGGTCTAGTCAAATGAACGAAGAAGATGATGATGGTGATGATTCTTTAGCTGCTAATGAAATTAGATTTCAAGATGGTATAAATAAGAACATAAGAAGTTTTACTGAGAAAGTAAGAAAAGTTAACGATGGTGAAACGGTTAAATCAATAGACTTAAACATATTGAATAACGCACCTATACCATTGGTTATGGCAGAAATGATGGAGAAGAAAAATCCAGAGATATTGGAATACATAAATTATAAAGAAAGTAAAAAAGCTAAGAATGATTAAGGTAGAAGATATTGTAGACTTCAAACAGGAGACTGTACAAGAGATTAGTCAGTGTTGTAAGAAGTTGGATGAGTTGTGTAGAGAATACTCAGAGATTGATGGAATAGGTGCTATTGGAGATTTAGAAATTCTAAAGAGAAGATTTGTTGGTGAATTTCAATATTTCGCTAAACTATTTAGTCATGTTAAAAAATATAAAGGGGCATCGCACACTTATCTAGAAGATCAGCGTAAGCAGATAAAAGCTGAAGGTATAAATAAAGTTATGGCCGAAAAGGGTAATCTGAGTATTACAGCAGCAAAGGAGCTTGTTTACGATACTGATTTTTACAAGCAAAGAATAGATGTTATACAAAGTCTTATTAAGTTCTTCATTAAGACAGAAAATATGTATGACTACTACACCTCTGTTTTTCAATCTTTAATTCAAAGTGTATCAATAGCATCGAAAGAAAAAAATATCAACTAATGTGGGAATTAAGAAGTTATCAGAGGAAGGCAGTTGATGAGGGTTTAATTTATCTTAATGGTTCGTATTCACAACCAGTGATAATGACACTACCAACAGCTGCAGGTAAAAGTTTGGTCATTAGTAAATTGGCGAAAGAATGGGGTAAACCTTGTTTGGTTTTACAGCCCTCTAAGGAATTACTTGACCAAAACATAAAAAAGTTATTTGAATTTGGTGGGGAAGCGACTATATATAGTGCTAGTGCTGGGGAGAAAGAGTTATCTGAACTTACATACGCGACACTCGGTAGTATAAAGGATATAGCCGATAAAATTAAGAAGATGGGTATTCAAACCGTTCTTATAGATGAGGCACATAAAAGTTACTCCCCAGAAGTTGGCTCAATGTTTACAAAGTTTATGAAAAAACTTGCTCCAAAAAAGGTCATAGGATTTACAGCAACTCCATTTAGATTGAAGCAGTATATGGAGGGGAGTAAGCTAATGATGTTGCATAGAACTAGACCAAGCTTCTTTAAAAAAATGTTGTATACTGTGCAGGTAAAGGAAATGATTGATAATGGTTTCTGGTCACCTTTGAAGTATTACCAACATGATTTTGATGATAGTAAACTAGACCTAAACTCTACTGGTAGTGAATACACCAAGGAATCTATAGAGGAGGCTGTTACATCTCAGATGATTAACGAGACCATGCTTGATATGACAAGGAAGTTACTAGAGCAAGGAGCAGCTAATGGAATTTTGTTATTTATAAATTCTGTAAAAAATGCAAAGACCATGGCTAAAATGTTGGGTAAGGGTGCAGCTGTGGTTCACGCAACAACCCCCACCAAAGAAAGAAATCAATTGATAGAAGACTTTAAGTCCGGTAAGATAAAAGTTATGTGTAATGTTAGTGTTCTGACTACTGGGTTTGATTATCCAAAGCTAACTCATATAATAATGGGATACCCTACTAATTCTCTTAGCTTATATTATCAAATAATAGGTAGGGTTACTAGAATAGCAGAGGGTAAAAGTAAGGCGTTCTTTATTGATCTTTGCGGAAATGTTAAAAGATTTGGTGAGATAGAGGATTTAGTTATTGAAAGTTATCCTGGTGAAGGTTGGGGTGTTTTTTCTGGCGATAAAATATTGACAAATAAATACCTCAATACAGTAGATAAAACAAAAAGGGATATAGATAGTTCAACAAGTGGTTTAAAGAAGAGTAAAACTTGGCCATGGGGCAAATTTAAGGGGATGCCATTAGAGGATGCTCCAATAAATTATATAAAGTTTATACTGCATAAGAGTGGAATGGATTTTAATAGTCCACACATGTATAAATTAAAGCAAAGTTTGGAAGAAGTTTTAGCCAAATAAGAAACCCTAGCAAATTAATACTAGGGTCGGTCACAGGGTGCTACCTTGTGGGGGGGTTATAGGTTATCAATAAGATTTATAAAATTATCAATTGCCTCAGAATTTTCAGTTGTTGAATAGTCAACAAATTCTACATTTTCGTCAAATACTACATTTGATGAAAAGTATTTAATTTCAATATCAGCTTGAATATTTTCAATGTATACGCCTACAGTTTTAGGTAATGCTTCAAAAAAAGCATTTACTACAGCTAATGTTTCTGGATTAGCTTTATTTAAATCTACTTCAAAAAAATTATTTTCTTTACTTCCGCATACAGAATGAATAGAATTATCGCCTGGATTTGAGTTTAAAATATCAATCATTTTATATAAAATTAGGAGTTATTAAATTTGAATCAAATATAAATCCTGTTGGGGTTAGTGCATCTGACACATTTGGATTTAAATCTCTATTTGACCTTGTATTGTGTGTTTGTACCGTTGTTCCTGCATTAGATGCAAATATAAACCATCCGTTAGTTCCAATACCTGAGTGTAAACAATTATAAAAATACACTTGCGCTGTGAGGGATGTTATATCTAAACCCGATGTTACATCTGCTCCATTATACAGTAAACAATCTTGGAAATATGCTTTTGCACTATTTGCAATACTAACAACAGGGTTTGTTGCTTGATATGTGTTTTCATTTACTAAAGAGCTGTTATTAAATAATGTTGTTCCAAAATTTAATTCTGCAACTTTTCTTTTTGAAATAATATTACCATTATGTTTAACAAGAGCTCCAGTGCCCAATTGCCCAATTCCTGCTCTTGAATTATTTGCGTAAATATTACCATTAATTGTGTAGTTTCCACCGCCACCACTCCAAATAGTAACAACTGCCCCAATTCCTCCATAGTAAGTTGCATCGTCTTCTTGAATCATGTCACCATTAAACACAGCAGTTCCGTTAGATGAAGTTTCTGTTAAAACAACTTGTTTAAGATTTCCTCCTAAAAAGTTTACATTACTACAAATCATCTTAGGGCAATTAACAACAAGGTTTCCAGTAAACTGACGAATTTTAAATGTTGCTGCAGAAGATCTAACCTGTTCAGTAATATCTATTACTATAGTTCGACTACCTCTAACACTAATACCTCCAGCTTGAAAATATCCCTTAGTTTCAACTTTTCTACATTTGAAATAAGCAGTTCCTGTATTACCCATAAAAATAGGACCACTATGAGAATCAATTTTATCAAATTCTGCATGTACTTCGGAATTACCATTTAACTCAAAAAATGTAGATGTTGAAGTTGATGAGTTATAGTAACTAGCATAACCTAACCAACGAGATTCAACAAATCCATCAATTGTACTATAAAAAGAATCCACAATTCTAGAACCTACTCCAAATAGAACTCCTGGTTCACAATAAACATCAATATTTGAACGAAGATTCATGCTTCCTGAATTTCCGTAATTACCTGCTCTAAAATAAATCAGTACTCTATTTACATTAGTTAGCGTTCCATAAATTAGATTTATCGCAGCTAAAGCTCCACCGTATGTAGCAAATGGTTTATCAAATCTTCCTAATTCACCAGTACTATTATCACCATTAGTGGTGTCAATCCACGCTACAGTACTATAATTAATAGCAGGGTCAACGGGTTCTGGGATTGATTGTAATATTTTATCCTCTAAAAGCTCATCGTCTACAACCGATTTAGTATCTATGTAAGATATAATCTCCTCCGTTAATTCATCAAGGTCAACGAATCTTGGGTACCTATTTTGCTTATTAGTCTTTCCGTATCTTAATCTAGGTATACGGTTCCCATCTCTGTCTTCAACTTCGTCTATTGCCATTTTTAAAATTTATTTAGTTAAAAAATTGTTTCTATGTTTTTCCTTTCTTGTATACTTCTTTTTATTAACGTATACATTTGGACGAGTTGCGTTTTTTATTTCTTGATATGTTACTTGGATTTTTTCCACTTACTTGATTCTATTGCTCTTCCTTGTTTTGCCGCCTTACTCTTTGCTGATTCTCTAGATTTAACATTGCCACAGGTATAATGATATTTCTTCCCAGAACTTCCGTATCTAGCAAAACATCCTTTTGTATCTTTTCCTGTTCTTACTGGCATAATTAATCTGATAAGTTAAATAATGTTCCTTCATTAAAGTGTTTGTAAGAGTTTATCTGTGTGTCTAAATCTCCTAATTGTTGCCTTCTTTTTAGTATGGTATTTTTTCTTAATTTTTTCCAAAATTCCCACTCTCCAGTTTCTTCATCAAAATCAAATAAACTCACTGTTAAACTAAGTGGCTCTATTGCTTCAATAGTTCTGATTGCTACTAATGGTGATTTTGCTTTTGAAATTGTTTCCTTAATAATACCAAATATAGTTGTAGTGTTATATTCTGATACAGTTCTTAAGTAAGTGTATTTTGCAAAATCTTCAACGAATGTGTCATCATCGTCATCGTCTAATGAGAATATAAGTTCTCCCAATGATAATAATGTAAGCATTAGTCCAAATTCCATAGTAGTTCTTCTTACATTCGATTTCTGATCTTCCTCTAAAGATGCATAAGCATCTTGTATACCCTTAATTCCATTCTTTCTTGCTCCTGAAATGGAGTCTGCTATAAAATTACCTAAAGAGCGATAGTGACCCTCTTCAAATTTATTCAAGTCAAAGTTGTATTGTCTTCCCTTGAACCTTTTTGTAAGAAGTATTGGTAACCATCCGGAGTGCATCATAAGTGTGTTCAGGAGAACATTTCTTTGTGCAATTGTTTGGTCTATCTCGTTGATTACACCATCTGCTCTTTCGTTTATCTGTCTTGTTCTTCTAGATACATCTCTAGATATCTTTTTAAATTCCTCTTGTGGGTTATCGAACTTCTCCGCAAATCTAGAATTATATTTTACATTTCTTCCAGTTATCTCTATGTTATCGAATAAGGAATCTTTAGCGTATTTTTTCCATCTGCTTTCAATTCCTTTTCTACTAATTTTTTCGTCCTCAAGAACCATCTTTCTTTTGAACTCATTAAAATCCATAAACTTACCATCGACAAATCTAGTATCCATCAATGTTAATATTAAGTTTCTTTGTGTAATTGGAACGTTGGCTAATTTAGATAAAGCAAAATCAGATCTTCCTAAAAATCTCATTCCTCTAGAAAACGCTGTATTGTCTATTTTTGTTTTAAAATCGGATAATCCAAAGTGTTCTGTGATTAAGAATATTTTTGACTTCTTATCTACTACACCGGATTCTTTGATGTAGTCCCCCATTAGCTGAGATGTAACCTTAAATGCTCTATTGGCAGAGTCTGGACTATATAAATCCTTAGCTAACCTATCAGTAAAGTTTGTTAATACACCTGTTGTCGCAGAAGTTGCATCAACTATTGGGTTAAAAGCTAAGTTTGAGAATCTTACAAATCCTTGGAATGCACTAATAACATTAGTAAGATCTACCTCTCTACCCAATATACTAGTTGTCATATTCATACTTTGCTTAATACCGTATAGGTGATAATCATTAAACTCTTTTATGAATTTATAGTAATTAGATACTTGTTTCTTTTTAGTTATCTTAAACTTTCCAGCCACCCCTCCTCTTTTTCTGAAACCTTGCTGAGAAATTTGGGTTTGTATAGCCTTTAAATCTCTTTCTACAGCAACTCTTGACTTATATATATTAGATTGCTTAAAGTTTAATAGAGCTGACTGTATAATGTTATTAGATTGTTCTTCCTCGTTTTTTAGTTTTTGTTGGAAGTATTTAGGTATTACCCCAATATCTAATTCGTCAGATAAGTTTCCTACTCCCTCTATTTGCTCACCATACACTTTCTCATCAACTCTGTTTGTGATTAAATCATTCAATGTCTCTTTGGCTGTTGAAACGGTTTTAGTAGAAATAACACCAGTAATTTTTTCTAATCGAGTAAGTGACATTTGAGGTCTCATGTAAGGATTAACACTTCCGGTATCCTTATGATTCTCAATAGTCATTTCATTGAGTTCAATCATCTTCTTCAATAAATCAAACTCATCTTTGTTTTTAGTTGCTACTAAGTTTCCAATTCCACTAGTTTCACTATTTATATAGTCTTCCTTTCTGATACCATATCTTTCAAAGAATTCATCGTTTAGGAATTTTGGTAAAAGTGGTTGGTCGTAATATCCATCTTTCTTATAATTTTGGTTTACGAATTCTGCCTTATTCACATCTTGTAACCAAGTATAATCAGGTGTCACCTCTATAAATTCTAAAGCCGGGTACTTTTCAATTAGAGCATCTCTCTTTGTTTCATCAAATAAATCTGACCCTTTTATTTCTCCCTTTTTAATTGCGTTTATTGCAGATGTATATCCAACCGGTTCGAATCTTTGGAAGTAACTACTTACATTAGCTTTAGCATACTCATCCTTTAGTATTTGTATGGCTTCACTTTGTGTCTTACCCTTTATTAATCCTTTAGTTATTATATCATCTATGAATGATTCAAATTGAGGTTTTACTCGTGATCTTTTACCCATAAAGATATCCTCAACGACATATCCAAATTCTCTAACTCTTCTTTTCTTCTCTTCGGCCATATGCTCTAAAGAAAAGTCAAAAATAGATGAGCCAGATTCTTCTTTCATTAAGTAGAAATCATCTGTAAGTTGTCTTACCGTATCCGCTGATTCAAACTCTTCCTCGAAAAACTCTTTTGGTAATTCTAGAGCTCTCCTAGTGATAATGATTTCATTTTCTATTTCACGAATAGCTTGTCTAGTTTTGCCATCCATGTTATAGGCATCTGTATTTAACCTTTCCCTGTTATCTCTATTTTGTTTTAAGAGTGCTTTTCTTTTTCTTTGTAGTTCTGTATACTCATCAAGTAAGTCTTGTTTCTTTCTTCTTTCTGCGCTGTCTTCTATTGCGTTAACATATCTTTTTACTCTTTCGTCAAATGAAGCTATTTCTCCAAGTGTCTCATAGAATCTGTCATTTAATCCAACAGAAGAATTGGACAACATCCATGCTGCAGAATTACCGAACCTCTTCTCTTCCTCAATAAGTTTTTCTCTAAATGCTACGGATACATTTGTAGATTTTGTCTCATCTCTTAACATTTCTCTATATATCATGTTAAGGTTTGACATATCTAGTGCAACTCTTGAATCATCGATTAGATTTTCCTTTGTCATACCTTTGGCCAAGGTAACTATATCTCCTGTATACCCACTATCAACTTTATAAGGTAAAGCATCTTTTTCTTGTTGAGTTAACTCATTATATTTTACTACTCTTAACCCCTCTTTAAGATTACCGTACTCATCGTATGCATCTCTATATTGTCTGAACTCTCTGAGCATATCTAACTCAGCGATTTTTTCACCTTCTGTTTGAGAGCTTTTGTCTATTGTACCATCTGGTTGTCTAAACTTTCTGTTTTCTGCAAATCTACGACTGCTCATGTTTTTTAAAACAGTCATGGTGAAGTCAGATAAATCTGCCCTATCGTATACCTCCTTTTTTTGTTCCTCGTAAGCCTCTGTCATTGGCTTCTCTCTTAAAGCCTTTTTTGCTTCAGCGTACTTATCCCTAAATTCTACTAGTTTATTATCGTTATTTATAATATCTTTTACAGTCTCCTTATTTGCTCTTCTTTTTTTAATTTCTTTTGGGTCTACTTCTAAAATATCTGCTAATAATCCCACACGTAAATCTTCAAGTGCCTCATCATATTTAACCCAATCTATAGGAGAAAAATAGTAGTAAGAGTTCTTACCATCACTTGTTTTCATTACAATATTTTGTTGATATTTTTGAAGCCCCCTTTCGTAAATATCCTCAATTATTGGATTTGCTACTGCGATTGTCTCCTCATTAGCTTCATCATACATCTCTTGTGCCTTAGTGGTAGCTAATCCTACCAAAGCATTATTCATGTTTGTTGCAAGACCAAAGGTTGTTGAAAAGAAATTCAAGTCAACCATCCCACCTTCAACTTGTGCAAGTATAGATTCCTTTTGCTCTTCTGTTAAAGACCGGCCCTCTATTCTCTCATCTACTAGTTTTTTAACATACTCCTTATTATCTTGTACCATTTTTGGGCTGATAAGGCTATGTTTTCTATCAACTTCTTCAATCGATTTTATAGTATCTTTAATCTTCTTTTTTAACATTTCATCCCCTTTGTAATCTGTTTCATCTAGTTTTAGTCTAGCAGACCTTAGGAGTGGAATTATGTTATATTCTAGAGCCGAGAATGTTATTTGATCAAGAGTAGAGTATAATTCATTATTTGCCTCTGATTGCTTTACATTCTCGGAAGTTTGATTCTCTAAAGTATTTGCTGTTTTGATAATAGTTGCTAATGCGCTAAGGGCATCAGCTGTTGTCATATCATCAAGAACTTTATCTAACTTTGATTGATTCGGTGTTGGTTTATTTAATAATTGAGTATGTAAATCAATTAATGTTTTTCTTAATGTTTTTAACTCTGGGTCTAAATTCTTTGGGTCCTCTTGAGTTGCATTGTAAAAGAAATCGTTACTAGAAAAATCTATATTAAATTCAGCTAAATTATTATTTAATATACTTTGAGCAATTTTTCTGTTAAGGTTATTGATAACCTGTCTATTATAAGCACTTGATCTTCCTAATACCCAGTTTGTGAAATTGTTCCAAAGGTCTCTTAGTTTTTCTGTTAAAGTTAATTTATCTTCTGTCTTACCCTCTGTAACGAATTGTTCTTTAATTTCTCTAGCTAAAACTTTTCCTAATACCTCTTTTCTTACTTGCTCCTCTAGTTTTTGACCTTGATAAATTGGATTACCATTTTCATCTTTTTGTCTTCCGTATAGGTCACGATAGTACTCAGAGTATTCTTTGTACTCCGGTGTTAAATGTACATTGGCAATAGCGGTTACTATACTGTTTTGCTCATTGTAAGCGGCAATAGCAATGTGAGCTACTTCTTCTGTTAAGTCCTCTGTAATATCTCTACCCTCTGATAAAGCAACTACTCTGTTAGCTAAATCTGCAATAGCATTTACATCAGGATCTTTTCCATATTTTGTTTTATAGTTTTTTCTATACTCATCAAGAGTAGTTGTATTGAATCCCATTCTCTCTAAGAAAGAGAATAATGATGCTTTTAGCGCACTTACTTCCTCCGGTTTTGAATCTTTTCTTTGCCCAACTTTAAATGGTCTTGGATTATTATATTTAGCCTTGTGTCTAGCTATAAGAGATGAGGCGTTAATAAAATCGTTTTCTTGTATCTTTTGTGGGATATCAATATCTCTGAATACCTCTATTGTTCCATCTTCTCTGATTCCTGTAACGTAATCTTTTGGGGCAGGCATTTCTATCTCACCATCTTTGTTTACCTTAACATTACCCATTCCCATTTCAACCATTGCTTCAAATCTGAAGGCTTTGGCCATAACTTTTCTTGTTGTTTTGTAATTACCTTTTCCTTGTAATCTTGTTGAGTTATCCTCTTTAACAACTTTCTTTGGTGATAAAAATCCTTGTTCGATTTGGGAAACAATAAAACTATTCATTGTTCCTTTTGAAATATCGAACTTTGCTTTGGGTAAGAATATGTCATTCTTGGGGTGTCTGAAGCCTATTGTTACCGGTCCCTTTTGGCCATCTATAATTAGACCCTCTATATCTTCAAATATAGCACCTTTACTATCTTGATAAAATACTTTTGGCTCCTTTGTATCGTATACATTATTTTCAGCACCTTCAAATAACTTCTCCATACTATCTGCATAAGAGCTAGTTAAAATGTTAGCAGCTAAATCATTTGTACCAACAAATACATTTGTCTGAATTTCTTCAAATAACTTCGATTTTTGACCGTTTGGTGCAAGAACCTCAGTTATATTATTATTCGAATCTCTTTTTATTGAACAAGCCATATTTTACTATAATAATTATTGGTTTTTAACAATCTCCTACACGCTCTAAAGTTAAATCTGCTACAGCAGAACATGGTGGTGTTGGACAAGGTTCATTATTTGCGTAATAAGGTGAACCATTAAACTTTATGCTACCATACTCTGCACAAAATACTATTTGAGAAGGGAATTTTGTAAAAGGTATAATATATTCTCTAGGGGTACCTGTCTCATCTATATATGAGAAAGTCCCATCTGCTGCAGATGATATAGCAGGAACTGTTAAAGCGTATTGAAAAATTTGAGGTGTTGGCTCCGGTTCTGGTGTAGGTTGTGCTGCAGGTATTATTGGGCATTCCTTTTCCTCGTAACCACACATTAAATCTTTTTCAGGCTCACATGGTGGCTCGTTGAAATCACCAAAATCATTAAAGATATCTTGGTATGACCTTCTGTTTTTAATAATTACCTTTTGACCAACTTCTGTTCCATCGATATCAAGGCCTGTAATATTAAACCCGTCAACTCTTTTTATTCTATAAACATTGCCTTTATCATCTGTTTTACTTTGATGTTTAACAACTTTATACAAAATAGAAAAGTTACCCACTTGGATAACATCTCCTACGCTAAGAGACTCCCTTGTTCCAATGTAGGCTATCCCCTTTTCCTTGAAAATTTTAGATGTAAGTTTAGTAACGGTTACCCTTACAGAGGAGACCATCTCTAAGTTATTGAAGGACTTTTGAACTCCTTGCAATCTATTAGACCTCATTATAATTTTATCCCCCTCTTTTTCCATAGCTACAAATTTAAGTAATTGTGCCCTTAATTTAAAATTGATTATTAATCATACTATGATTGGCACTCCACTTTATTTCTAGTTTCTTCTTCTGTAGGGGTAAGCATCTCGAAAGATGATTCGATAGTTGTAGCTATATCACTTTTCTTATTTGAAATAATGTTGGGAATATTCTTAACAGATGGCGTTTCTATTTGAAAGGCTATTACAGGGGATATCGCATCCTCAGATGTTAATTTTGTCCTAACCCACTCGTTACCTTTACTGTCAGTAATTGTTTCTATGTTTTCACCTCTTTCTTTTTTAAAGAAGTCAATTGTCTTTTCATATCTTTTTAATATACCTTGATAATTTTCATCTATATCTTCCATATTAAATTCTTCAACACTAGCTGCTTCTGCGTATTGGTCAGGTTGTTGTAGTATTTCTGGATATACGTTGTACTCTGTGGTATATATAGTGTAATCGTCCTCATATAATACTGTATAACCCTGGTTTTCTAATGTTGCAGTGACCCCTTCGGACCATATATATTCAAAATGATACTCTCTTATGGCATCATATATTTTATCTTTATCCAACCTATATGTTTCTGATTCTTCATCAATTAGTTCAGAAATATCCTCTAGTTCTGGAAGTAGATATTCGTAGTTAGAAGATTCTTTAAATTCATCCCAAGATTCTTTTGTAAATAAATCTTTATCTTTCAACTCTGAATAAACTTCACTAGAGTCATTATCAGCGTAAAAATCGGCTTCTTGGTTAACAAAATCATCTATATTAAATTGATTAATTTTATCAGTAGGAACTGCTTCAAAATTAGTTGAGTTTGTATTAAAAACTGTATATTCTTCATCCAAATATTCTATAGTATCACCATTCTCTAGCAGATCACTATATCTACTATTTATTTTTGTAATTACATAAGGTTGTAAGTTGAGCTCGTCAGCAGACACATAGCCCTCAATTAACGCTAATGTTCTAGGTGTTGGTATTGCCAGTGTTTCCATGCCTAATTCTGCGTTTCTTTTAATTTCCTCTCTTAATAAACGCTCTGTGTAATTTTTACGATGAGCAATGAATTGTTTATCTCTTAAACTTGCATTGTCAAGTAAGCTATTTTTTAAGTTTGGTAAATCTTTTTTAGCGTTGAAGTACTTAGTATATAATTGTTTATCTGGCTTAATTGTGGGTAAAATATTTTTTTCATAATAGGATACAGCATCTTCTAATGAGGTAAATACCTCTCCGCTATTCTGTAATCTGTACAGATATGATCTTTTTCTTAATTCTTCATTTAAATCGCTAATTTCAGATTCGATTCTGTCGTAGTCTCTGTTATTCCTAACAGTCATTTGTGCATCTTTTAATTTAGCTATCTTTTGTTCTAATTCTGGCCTACCAGGGAATTTGATGTATTCATTAAATCTGAAAGAAATATTTTGGTACGGAAGAACATAGGAATCTGAGAAAGATTCTTTTTCAAGATAGATAGGTTCTACTTTATCCCCTATAACTAACTGCATATATGATTTTGCTACTATTTCTTTTCTATTAAGTCTATCCTCTACAATATAAAGTTGATTCTCTATAGCATCAAAAGGTCTATTTTCTTGTTTTGCCTCCTCTATTGACTTTTTTAGGTTTTTTATGATTTGCTTGTCTTCATTAATTGATTTAAGGGTTTGTGATATATTATCATAAAGCTCTTTTACTTTATGTTCCTCAGTATCTAGAGCACTAGATTCAATATCATTGATTAACTTCTCAGCCTCTTTAATCTTTTTATAAATAGGTTTTTGCTTAGAGTTTAAATCTTGTGGATTATTTTTATAGTTAGTTAATACCATATCTACAGCCTTGGCATTTTGGTAAGAGTCAGATTGGATTTCAGCAACGTAACTATCTTTTGTACCAGACTCTCTCCAAACCCTAGTGTGTCCAAATTGTCCACTATTTATCTTTCTAGTTTTATAATAATTCTCAATCCATATAAATTTGACCATCTCTAAAGAGGGTGACATAAAGTATGCTTCCTCTTCTATATTATCTGGTGTTATTATAGAGTTTTTATCTACAACATAGTGTATACCAGATTGTGTTACAATTCTAAATTCTATACCATCTAGATTCTTATCGAAATCTACTTTAAAGTGACCATCTATTTGATGATCGAGTTTTGAGTTATAAATATTTGTACTAGAGAATCCAACATCTACTCCAACATTATCTGAACCATAATCTGAATAGGTCTTACTTTCTATAACATCTAATGGCATTATTCTAGCGTTTACCTCCCCTTTAAATTCATCAAAAGGTATTTGTGTTTTACCTCTAAAGCCTTCTAGATTTAAAACTTCTCTAATTATTTCTTTTTCGATTGCCTTTGTTGTAGGTTGATTTAAAATTTGATTAATTGTTTGAACATTAACCATTTTACCTTTTTTCTTAGCAAACATCTCATCTAATAACGGTTGTATTGTGTATTCAGATGTTTGGAATTTAGTACCCTTTAACATGTCAACAGCAACAGCTTCAGCGAACTCTTCTAGAGTTATATTCTCTAACTCTTCTGCTGTGTATTGTGTAATGCCCAAAGCGTTTTTAATCGAGTTCCATAAATCAGTTAACCATTGCCCAATAGCAGATTTTCTTTCTTTGTTTACTACTAATTCTCCTTTATCACCAATTAATTGTGTTAAGGCTTCTTCGTATAATCTTTCTCCTTCTAAATTTGGTTGAGATTCTTTTACTTTATCTATATACTCTTGACCCTGTTCTTGTACTAATTGTATCCCTTTTCTATAAAGATTTGGTCTATTCTCCTTAGCCCAAAAATTAAATAGGTGACCAAACTCATGAATTTGTGTGTTTAGTATTCTTGGGTTGTCTGTATTTAAATATACATCTCCATTATATACAAATCCATTAGGGGTAACAGTTAAAGACTCTGTAGAGAATGATAAGTTCTTTGGGTCATATACAATACCAAATGAATCCATTACCTCTTCTTCTAGCCTATCGCCTACGTATTTATCTAGAACAGTAATTGTTTGAGAATCAAATACAAGGTATTGTGTTGTGGTTCCTATTGGGTAATTCTTTTCGTAGGTATTTTCTAAGATAATTCCTTTTATTTCTCCACTATTCTTTTTTGCTAATAAATCATCATATCTTTCTTGTCCTATAACTTCAATCAACTCTTCTGTACCCATAGGAGTCGTTTTTTTCATGTCTATGGTCTCAAAACCGGCTTCATCTATCTTCGCTTTAAATAATGTTGAACCTTTAAATATTCCAGAGAAGCCAGCAGCAATGGTCTTATTACCAAAATAAGTTCCTGATAATAAATCTCCATATTTTATCTGATTTTTAAAATCTTTTTTCTTTAGGTTTTTAGCTGGATTTTGTGTTCCATGCCATGCAATAATTTGTTTTCTTACCTCCTCTGTTAATCCGATTTCTTCTAATTTAGCATTTATCTCTTCAGAAGTCATTGCAAAAACTTTATTTGCTAGGCCTGTTTCTTGTAACTTAGTTAAAACCGCATCTGTTATAATCTTTGGCGTAGCTTCTACCTTTTCTACAGTATCTCTTTGAAATAGTACTGATGAGGGTTTGAGTGATGAGAGTCTGTTGCTTATAAAGTTCTTAATATCTGTTCCTGTTTCGAATATCTCATCTTGCATTAGTAAGTTGTATACATCATTGTAAGTTATACCATCGGCTAAGAAATCTAATTCAAACGGAAGATTGAAGTCCTCTCCTTTCATAGCCTTATATACTTCATCTAGTATCTCAGCTGTATAAGAATCCCTATCCCTATTTCTTATGGATGTTCTTAGGTTATTTAATCCTTTTTGACTTATTTCTAAGTCTGCCACCTGTTGCCAAGTAGTATCCCTTTGAAATAGTACTGCAGTTGGAGATGTCTCGGCTTTTTCTAATCTCTCATTAAACTCTTGGAAAGATATTTTTTGAGAATCAATACCATTTTGATAAGCATCAAGCATAGCTCTTGCTTCTTCTCTATTGTATTCGAAGTTAGCTTCTGCTGTGTTGTATACCGGTCTACTTACCTCTAATATCTTTAAGTATAAATCTGCATTCAATGATTTTCCAACTTTTCTATAAAGTTGTCCATCATAATTTACAAACATATCAGATTGTGGATTAGTGATAACATAATCACCATCTTTTACAATTTCCCCCTTATAAGGTTGAACAGATTCTGGATTATTTACAGCTTCAAAATCCTCTAATAAATACCCCTCACCATTGTTGAATAAGAACTCGTAAGATGTACCATTCTTTAACTTTAAGTAGTCTTCTAATTCTTGCTGCATGTTTATACCATCTAGAGATGATATATAGCCATCAATTACAATATCAGCATTGGTAAACTTAAATTTAGATAATACCTCTCTATACATTGGGGTATCATTTAATTTTTCATTTAGCACATAATTATAGAAGTCGGCTACAAAGTCCCCTTTCAAATACTCTTCGTTAGTTCTAATTGTTGATAGTTTCCGGAAGTCTTGTTTTTGAATTGGATTGTGATCAAATACTAATTGGTATAAGGATATTTCTTCTTGGAATTCTGATGTAATGCCAGTTTCTCTGGCGTTTACATAGTTGGTTATTCCCTTTAAAACTTCTACCTTATTACTTGGATTCTTATAGTCTTTTACAGTAATATACTGAGATGGTATTGTCATTTTACCATCTACTAGTTGTCTATATAGATACTCATAAGCAGCCATGGTGTTATCCATTCTTTGCACCTTATGGTATAGACCCTCTTCTAACTTTATTAGTCCATGTTCTCTATATAATTCTGCATCTGTCTTTCTTATATTTAAAGATACGACATTTAATCCCTTGTACTTTTCTGGTATAACTCTTACTAATCTATTTTCAGATGGAGGGAATACTGTATCGTGAGCTCTAGCGAATTCTAATATTGTTACATCATTAGTATTTCTAATCATGTTCTTTAGAGGAGTTATCAAGGATAAAACTTGTTCTCTATTGTTATAGAGATTTGATAGTCCCACTAAATCAATATTGTTTTTGGCTAATGTTTGCTCAACCTCTCTTAGCACATTTATGATTTCATTAGGACTGTTTACCCAATTTTCTGCAGGTATCTCTTCTATAAAATCTAAGTCAGATTCGATATCAACGATATCAAACTCAGCTGGAATAGTGTTTAGAAGTTGGTCATGGTAAGAGATATTCTCGTCTGTTATTTGATCACCAATAAAAGATAGTACTGGTACAGATGATAACTTACTAAATCGCTCAATCTCTTTATTCTTAAATTCTTCGTCTGTATTGAACTTATCTACATAAGTTTGGAAGTCAGAATTTTGTATCACTTCCTCAATTACATCAGGTGTAAATGATTCAATTCTTGGGATGATGTCATTATCAATATCTGTTCTTGATAATTGAAAAGATGTTCCAAGTATTGTCTTCTTTGTTTCATCAATTACAGCAACATCATCTTGAGATGGAACTACTGTGAAGTTTCTACCCTTCTGTAAATCACCTTCTATTTTATTTAGTAGAGAGTTGATTTCTGTTAGATTGATATTTTTTAGGTCCTCCTGGTTATACATGCCACTTTCTATTGCAGCATCAATGTCTAGGTCAATAAAACCATTGGGCTTAAATATACTATTTAGAGTGTTACTTAGCTCTTGCAAATCTCCTATGTTATTTGATTCCATAATAGATTTAACCTCATGTCTTTCTGACGGAGATAATTCAGATTCCTCAATTTGAACCGCATTGGCAAATGCAACTACATCTTCTACAGACATGTTATCCGATCTCCCACCAAATGCTGTTTTAAATTCATCTGTGTGAGTCAGGGCCCAAAAGTTCAATGCCTTTTCATCATTCTGAAAAAAGGATAATAAATCTAGGTATAGATTTGATACCTTGCCTTGTTCATTTAGTGCTAAAACACCACTATCAGTTCTTACAATCTTACAAGCTAAGCCCATTTATAATTTTTTATTTTTTAACAATCATCTTCTTTGTTCTCTTCTATTTCATCTAAGAGTCTTTTAGATATCTTAGCTGAATTATCTTGAGAGTCTGCTATATTAGTATCTGATAATATTGCAGATGGGTTTGCCAAGTCAATCTGGCTGTAGTTTAATACTAACTTTGGAGAGTGTATAGGATTTGCTAAATCAAAGTTTACTCTTACTTCATTCACCAAAGTTTCCACCATATCAGTACCTTTCTTAACCCAATTATCTAAGTCGTAAAAGTACTTCATATTTTTCAATTCTGCAAGTTTCTGATCAAAAAACTCTTGTGTATGTGTCTCTTTATCTAGAAGTGAGAATCCTTTACCAGCCACTTTGATATTAATACCTTTATCTGCAAGGTATCTATTAAGTGCAAATATCTTATCGTCCATATTTGTATCAGAGTTCCAGATATCTTCAAATTCTTGTGTGCTAGATGACATTCTCTCATTCACATTCACAGGAATTGCAACATCGTGCATACCTCTTCTAACTACAACAAATGGTACTTTTTTACCAGATTTTTTTAATTTAGATAAATAGGATAGTCTTGGTGATGTTCCGTTCTTTGTCTTAACATCATCTCCAACCATATAGCCTATATCAATTACACTTTTAGCTTCTTCCTCTGTAACTCCTTTTTCTCTAACTACCAAACCATTTTCTGTTTCATAGAAATTGTAGTTTATTCTTCCTAGTAATGTTTTTGTTACAGTTATGTTTGGTTCTTCAAATGTGTTATTACCCTCTTCGTCTACCTTAGTAGTTTCAACAGTTACATCAAACTTAGATTCTCCTTTTAGGAATTCCTCAAATTGAGCTTCGTTGTCTACTATAGCGGATCTCATAGCTTCAAATGTTACATCGCTATCTTTATCCTTTCTACCATTGTTGAATCCTTTCAATGTCCCAACGTGGGCTTGATATGAATTCCCTTCAGAATCCGTTACTCTAACCGTTGCTCTAATGAGAAGCTTCTTTTTGATTTTGTCTTTAACTTCTTCTCTTTGCTCATCAGTTTCAGCTGCTTTATATTCCTCTATAAGTTCAGCGTTGTATGGGTCTTTTGGGTCTATCTGTAATACTACTTGGTCTCCTGCATCAATGTCGTATATAGCATCAATGTCGTGACCTTCTGAATTATTAAATTCTTCAGAGAATTGACTTTTTAGGGGATATAGTCTGTTGGGGTCTCCTTCTTTTGCTGAAGGAAGTAACTCCATTACAATACTATATGTACCACCATCTGGGAGTATTCTTAGATTAGATTCTGTATTTATTCTGTTTATAGTTCCAAGAGATAGTATTATGTTACCTTTTTCGTCTCTAGTTACGGTTGAAGGATCAATCTTAAAGCCGATTTTTTCTTCAACTTGTTCAAGACTAATATTATGTAATTTTACGCCATCTTTAGTTCCGGATGCAACTACGACATCATAAGTTAAAGAATATTTGTAATTAGCGTTTGAACCAGTGTCTTCAAAGTATTCCTCCTTAACTTCTGTATCATTCTTTTCAACAGTTGATACATCTCCCCCTTCTGCTACATCTATCTCCTCTAATAGAGCTTTCTCTCTAATTAAATCACTTAATCTGAATCCTTGGTAAACGGCACCTGTAAACATTAACCATTGGTCAATTTCTCTTTCAAGGGCCTCAAACTCTAATTTTTCTTCATTCGTTAAGTTTCTATTCTCTTTCTCTTTGGCTAACTCTAAGTATCTTAGGTAATCTTCAGATTGAGTAATTTTAAAAGGCTTCTTTAACGATTCAATCTCTTCCTCGATAATCTTTATGTCTTCATCGATTCTTGATATTTCTTCATCTCTAGCCTCTGTAACTTCATCTTCTTTTATAGCTTGCTCTAATTTTGCTATCTCATCTTTTATACCCTGGAGTATTTCTTCATTTCCAACTCCTTGTTTTATTCTATTTTCTTCTTCTCTTAAGTCTTGCTTTAGAGATGTTAATAACAACTCTTCAGATGTTACAGTGTCAGTTTTAGCTTTTTCTTTTAGTGCTTCAAGCTCTTCTTTCTTTCTGTTTAAATCTGCTATTCTTTCCTCGTTAATTTCTTCTCTTGATACTACATTATCAATAGCTGCTGTTATCTTAGCGATTGCTTCGTTTATCTTATCAAGGGAAGTTAGGTCTTCTAATTCTAAGTCTAACCCCTCTCTTATTGCTATTGTATCACCATCTAGTGGTGTTCTCTTTTCAGCCACTTTTTCGGCTGATGTTGTTATGGTACTATTTTTATTTGATATAGACATGGCAGCACTAACCGCATCATTTTTAGCAAAAATTAGCCTAAACATAGACTCTATCTTATACTTCTGCCTTTCTGATATTTCACCATTTTCCTCAAGAATCTCTTTAAATACTTCATTTGCACTTAAGTTGATTAAACCATTTCTCAAGCCAACTTTATTTAATGCCTTATCTATTGAATTATCATTATCTCTTAGTAATTTCTTAAAGTCCTCAGACATTTGGTATTTTTTACCAGATAGAGACTGAATTAGACTTCTTCCATTTTCACTGGAAAAGTAGTCAGTTTCATATAAATCTCTTACCATATTCACCGTATTTCTATGGTGATTAGCTAATGTCTTAAACTGAGTTACTAAGTACTTTAAGGACTCGGATTCAAAACTATTTCCGGTTGACTTTAAATCATTTATATATTTTTCTAGCTTTGTAATTTCTTCTAAAGATTCTACTACACTTACACCACCAGATGTTAGTGGTTTCAATTTCTCATCAAGAGAAAATTCTGAATTTCTAAATTCACTACTTAAAACTTCGTCAAGTTGGTCGATCTCCCTTTGTAATTCTGCAGTTTGTTGGTTTACTAATACTAGTCTTTCAGAATAATCTTTTACTTTTTTATCAAGAGTATCTGTTTTTAAATCTCTCTTTAATCTTTCAGGTCTTCTATTCGTAGATAACCATGTACCATACTCTCTAGCCTTTTCTCTTAGATATTCTAACCTTTTGGTTTTTTCTCTTCTTTCTTTTACTTTTGATTTTTTATCTTCAGAAAGATTTTCAAAAAACATCATATGGCTAAATAATACATCTTGTCCAACAATTTGTTCTATTTGCTTAGACACTTGCTCAGCTGCTTCTAGTGATCTTTTTCCTAAGTATAAATTATATATTGCTGCATCTTTTATCTGTCTTTTCTCTCCGTTTGGAAGTTCTACTGAATCTATACCTAATGCATTTATGGTCTTTTTTGCAAAGCTGTAATCCTTAACATTCTGTCTAAACTGGGATTTTAATTGTGATTTGTAATCGTCAAAAGAAACTTCTGAATTATCTAGTAACTCTTTTTGTTCATCATTAAGCTCCATATTATCAATTACTGCATCATAATCAGCAATCATATTGGATTGAGACTTTACTCCCTCTTGCGAGGTTATAAACTGATAATTTGTATAAGAATCTTCAACAACTAATTCTACATCTGTTTCTGCACCCGACTCTGTTAGATTAACAAAGTTTCTAATAGAAGATGCTCTATTCAGATTAGTAATATCTTCTAAGCCCTTATTTGCATACTTTAAGGATTCTTCTTTTTGTTTTTGAAGTGATTTCCTACTAAGTTTTCCGAACCCTTCGAATGCAGTACCCTTCTTTATTGACTTAGGGTTTGATACAGAACCACCTACCATACCGATAAGCATTCCTATAACTACCTCTTTCATTCCTTCTTTCTCAGTATACTGCTTAACAAAAGCATCAGGTAACATACTGAACATTGATTCTGCTTCTGTAGCATTTGGGTCGTAAAGGGTTTCTAGGTAAGCTTGCATACTGCTACCTGCTACACCTTGCAATCCCTCTTCGAAAAAACCTTCGTAGAATGGTTTTCTGCCAATTAAATAGGCATTACCTAAGAACTTCTGTGCCTTGTTAGCACCTCTCATTGAAAGTTTTCCAGCTTTATCAGCTTTAGTTCCAAGACCTATTACTCTATTTCCTATTTTATTTGTAAACTCTAGTCCTTGTTTTATACCAGGTATTTTTCCTAAGCCAAGGGATCTCCCAAACATCACTGAATTAGATACTCCTAAAATTGCCATGTTTGATATAAATACAGAATTACCTGCGTTTACAGCACTTTCCATAAATTCGCTTATCTCTTCTGGGCTTGGGTCTCTTCCGTTTTTCTCTTTAAAATCAGAATAGAACATATCTACACTTTGATGTAAGTTATGTCTTGCTTCCATTCCTGCCTCGAAAGCAGATGACCTTCCAAGAAATGCAATAGTAGAAGTTATATCTCCTACTTGTTCTCCTAATATAGCTCTATGTCCACCTCTCACAATATCTCTACCTTTAGAAAATTTGGTGAACTCATCTATAGATTTTAATGTACTACTTGCACCTTTACCAAGAGCAGTTTTTGCAGTAGCTTCAGCAGCCTCTTTTGCTCCAGCTTTAAATGTACTACTGGCACCTGCTCTAGCTAATTTTGTTCCCAATGTTGTTGGTCCAAGAACGGCACCGGTTACAACAGATGGAAGTACGGCCCCACCGACAAATGCTAAACCTCCAGCAAAGTCATTAGCCCAAAAGTTCATTGTTGTCATACTTTCTAGTACTCCCATAGCTTTTTGCTCATCAGAGTAGTAGTTTGGCATTGCATTGTCTAGTTGCTTGTTGATATCATCTAGGTAGTTTGAGAAACCATTATCCCACACTTTGTTGAACTCTTGATTGGCCAACCCATTATATATTCCATATGCTAAACCTACAGTTGAGTCTAGAGCATATGTTCCTACTTTTATCAAGTTCTTTGAAACACCATTTAAGAATTGGTCCCAACCTGATTGTTCTTTTGCTAATCTATCTTCATTACCAAAAGCACTTTTATAATTATCATACTTCTTTGAGTAAGAACCATCACTTAATCTGTCGTAGATTGCCTCTACTGGTACATCTCTTTTTACCAAATCAAATTCTCTTACACCCTCTTGTTTTTGGCTTTTAGGTGGTGCAAAAAATCCATTTGCTATTGGAGATATTGGCTGATTTTTAGCAGGTGTATTACCCAAATACTCATCAATATAGTCGTTGATAGTGGGTGTATTTTGAGCTTCTTCTGAATAAGGGCTCTCCTGTGTAAAACCGAAACCTGTAGTATTATTGATTGGCATAGTGTATTCTATTGGTTATTGATTTATTGGAATTTATTTAACTCTTGCTCTAAGAATTCGGTAAAAAGAGAAGTTGCTAATGTTTGGGAGTTAGAGATAAAACCAGCTACTTGGCTTGAATTTAGCATTCTTTCCGGTGAATTATTTGAATCTCTTAGTATTTTTATTGGAATGGCTTGATTTTCCTTGTACGAAACCCCATTTATTTCAGTTATTCCTGGGGCATACATTACCCCATAAAAATGGTAACCAGTGTTATTAACATTCATAGCTTGAATTCCAAATCTATATTTACCTTCTTGGTAATCTGTAACTGCCCGAGAAACAAAATCTATAGAAAGTGGTTTTTCTTGAGCTTTTTCTATTATTTTATCAAAATTTTTGGAAAATACATCTTCATTGGTGTCGCTTATTGCGATTGAATATGAACTATCTTGTCCAGTTCCTAA